ACTAAGAACTCTTCCCGAACTACCAGCGGCATTGCGAGCTGGATGGAAAGGTTTTCAAATAGCACAAGAGAAGTAGGTCAAGATGGTCGTCGTGGTGCACAGATGCAATCTATTAGCGTTCATCATCCAGAAGTCCTTACTTTTGCCAACATTAAAAAAGACAGAACAAAGGTTACGGGCGCAAACATATCAATAAGACTTACGGACGAATTTTTAAAAGCTGTGTATAGCGATAGCAAATACGAACAAAGATGGCCCGTTGATTCTAAAGAACCAAAGATAAAGAATAAGGTTTCAGCCAGAGAAGTATGGAGACAAATAATTGAAAACGCACATGACAATGCAGAGCCAGGGCTTTTGTTTTGGGACAACGTAATTGAGAATAGCCCAGCCGACTGCTATCCAGAGGAAGGGTTTGAGACTATCTCTACCAACCCCTGTTCAGAACTTCCTCTCTCTGCCCTAGACTCATGCAGGCTTCTTCTACTGAACTTATTTGGCTATGTAAAAGAGCCGTTCACAAGCAAGGCTTATTTTGACTATCAAGAATTCTTTGAGGACGCTAAGATTGCGCAAAGAATGATGGATGATATCATAGACCTCGAAATGGAGGCCATAGAGCGAATTATTAAAAAGATTGAGTCTGACCCAGAATCAAAAGATATTAAAGCCAGAGAGCTTGATATGTGGCATAGAATCTATGATAATTGCAAAAACGGCAGGAGAACGGGTTTAGGGATTACGGCTCTTGGCGACACAATCGCCGCGCTTGGATTTAAGTATGCTAGCGAGCGTAGCATTCAAGAGACAGACCAAATTTTTAAAACTCTGAAATTTGCATCCTACATCTCGTCGGCAGAAATGGCAGAAGACCTTGGCCCATTTCCGGTATGGAACTACGAGAAAGAATCCGGAAACAAATTCCTAAAAAGAATGTACAGCGAGAAGCTGGATTTTGGCGGGTTAGATATCAAGGGTAAAGATGTTCTTGAGAAGGTGAAACAAGTGGGTCGTAGAAACATATCTAATCTAACATGCGCTCCTGCGGGAAGCGTTAGCATTGAATGTCAAACAACCAGTGGTATTGAGCCCATGTTCATGCCCTCTTATACAAGAAAGAAAAAGGGCTATCCCTCTGATTCTGACTTCCGAACAGACGAAGTTGACCAGAACGGAGACCACTGGATGTACTTCAAGGTGTATCACCCAAAGCTGCAAGACTGGATGAACGTCAATCCAGATAAAAAATTTGAAGATTCTCCTTGGTTTGGAGCGTGTGCAGAAGACTTAAACTGGAAGCAGCGAGTTAAACTTCAAGCTGCGGCACAACAGCACATCGACCACGCTATTAGTTCTACTTTAAATCTACCAGAAGATGTTTCAGTAGAACAAGTGGAAGAGATTTATGAAGAAGCCTGGGAAAGAGGCTGTAAGGGAATCACTGTATACAGAAAGAATTGCAGGACAGGAGTTCTGGTAGAAGAGGCCAAGCAAAAGCAAGAAGAAGCTGCCGAGCAAACTGTAGAAGACGAGAAAAGGCCTAAAGAGCTACCCTGTGATGTGTACCACATTAGTGTACAGTCAAATAAGTATTTTGTTTTAGTTGGACTAAAAGATGGAAAACCATATGAAGTTTTCGCTGGCAAGAACGGGTTTCTCAACAAGGGTATCAAGAGCGGAAAAATAATCAGAAAAAGAAGAAAGGTATACAGAGCAGAGTTTGACGACGACCACCAAACTGAACTTTCACCAATTACCGCAGCCTGTACAGACCACGAAGAAACAATTACCAGGCTCATATCTGGCTATTTAAGACTTGGCGTTGATATGCATTTTATAGTGCAACAGCTAGAAAAAGTAGACGGAGAGATGCATTGTTTTGCTAGAAGCGTGTCAAGAGCGCTAAAGAAGTATATTCCTGATGGAACAGAGGAGAAGGGCGAGTCTTGCCCTGAATGTGGATATTCGTCTTTAGTTAGACAGGAGGGTTGCGTGACTTGTTTATCTTGTGGATGGAGTAAGTGCCTGTAATGCCTACATATGTATTTAAATGCGAAGAATGCGACTATGAACTTGAAGTTGAGCAAAGTATAAAGAAGCCCACACCAAATAGAAAAAAGTGTCCAGAATGCGGAAAAAATAAATTAGAGAGACTTTTATTTGCCCCGCACGTTTACAATAAGCCTGGAGACGATAAAATATCTATAGGTCTTCTCTCAGACAGAAATGCCGAGAGATTTTCACAAGACCAAAAAGAGGCTATAGATAAGAAAAATGGCGTTAAGAGAAAAAAGAAATCCTCAAAAAACAACTTCTGGGAAACCTCTAAGGAAAATATGAAAAAAATATCAGTAATGACGCCCGCGCAAAAAAAGAAGTATATAGAGACTGGTGAAAAATGAAATCGGAAAAAACAGAAGACGATAAAAAGAAAGAGATGTTGTCCAGGAAAAGAGAATATATTCCCGGCTCCACCGTTTCTGAAGTAGTGGTTGACGTTATAACCTACAGAGCATACATAGACAAACAAACAAAGCAGAAAATATTTGAGACAGTAGATGTATCCTCAAAACAATTCTCAGCAAAAATTCCTTCTGACGACGCTCTTGAAGCCGCTGAAATAGTGTCTGGTAATCTTGAAAAAAATCAGTCAGTCTGGGATGTCTTTGATAGTATAGAGTCCGAGAATGAAATGCTAAGACAGATTTCAGAAGAACAACACAAACAGAAAAATATTAGCGATGACGAATAATCATAATGAAAACGGCGGAGTCATTGAATGCTCAAACTGTTCAGTCCCTTTAGTTGAGGTGTGGATTACCGAAGAAAATTCATCTCAAGAAACAAAAATAATTGCTGTTTGCGACCATTGCGACGACCAATCTTTTGAAAAAAAAATAATTGGGAAATTTTACTTAGGAGGAACAGATTACAGCTCGATAGATTCGATAGATACAGACAATGTAAAAGAAGAGGAATCAGTCATTACATATCAAGAAATAACTGTTAAAACTAGAAAGACAGAAGAATATGGATAGAGATACGAGAACAAAAGAAATGGAAGATTTCAAACTTGGCGAAGATTCCGCAGGCTCAATGCAAAGCACTGTGGGTTATACGGCTAACGAATCTCCAGATAAAGACTCGAGTGGTCATTATGTGTTTTCTGAGCCTAAGCAAATAGAGCCGGAAAATGAGTATTGCTACGCTAAAAAAATTACAATTAAAAATAATAACGGCTCCATAAGGTACAAGTACTTTGTTAAGGTGGGGCCGGATGGAAGGATTTTTAATCCATGGGGCATGTTTTCAGAAGGAACTCAGGGTAAATATTCTAGAGGTAGAGGCAAGCTTGAGTGGAAATTCACAGACGTAAAGGAAAAGTGTTTTGATTATTATTCAAAATTTTTACAATCAAGAAATGCAGGTTGGTTAAACAACGCTGAAAGGGAACTAAGATAATGCCTAAACCAAGAGAACTCACAGATATAGAAAAATTTTATATACAAAATAACTTGCAAAAGAATGACTCCGAGCTTGCTTCTGGAATGTCTGGCGTAGGGCCAAAAACAGTCGCAAAATACAGACAAGAAGTAAATGAAAGCGCTGTCAACGATGCGTCTGAGAAGAGCAAAAGAGAGTCTGTTGAAGAGAGCCGAGAGGAAAGGATAGATAGACTGTCTAGGGCTCCCGATGCTGGAGAGCTTATGTCAAGAAGGGATGGCGTTTCTATAATGACACAGCAGGCGTCAGAGGTAACGGACGCAAGAAAAATAGTAAAAGGAAATAGCATCCCGGCTGAAGAATTTGAAGCAAAAAATAGAGACAAAATTCACAGACCAAAGAGTTGAATTATGAGCGTAGAAAAGGTTGCCGTAGAAAAATACGGTCTATGTATAGAAGATTGCAATTTCTTAGAAGATAAAACTATATGGGTTGCATCTCTCTCAAATGGGCTAGTTGTTAGACAAGACGACGACAGAGCAGGTAAAGAGCCTGTTGCTTGGAAAAGGCTGGCAAAATATTGCAGCTACGAGTCTATAGACATAGACAGTCTTTACTTAAAGTTTCGCTCCCATCAAGTCCACATGCAAGAAGGGCCAGATGTACAAGGATATTATTTTTGTTACGGGGCGCATAAGGAGTTTGACGAAAACATAACGAGGCAGCATTATGTGTGCGGCGTTTTGGTCAACGGCTTTTTGGAATACGAATGGTACGAAACACCTGCTTTGGTATCGACGAAAACAAATAACAGAAAAGCAAATTCAGAAGATGTTCAATCTAGTAAATTAATATTGAAAAAAGCTGTTTCCATTGAGTCGCCATGCTTTCTTCGTTAATTTGATTTACAACATGCTTTTTTATGCTATAATAATATTATTATGGCAA